GGGCGAAACAGATGAATCCCTAAAAGAAGATGTAGAATTGGATCAAATATCTGAAAACGAAAAAGGTGATAGTACTCAAGAAAGTGATGCTGAAGGTGAAATAATAATAAAAGTACTAGGAAAATCTATAGTTGCAGTTTCTAAAACAATACCTACGGATTATAATGGAGGTAAAGAAGATGGTGAAGGTGATCCTGAAAATCGATTAAGATTAGATATAAAAACAAACCCTAAAGGTGGTAAAGATGAAACTGAGGATAACACGAAAGAGCAAAAAATAAGTCTATATATAGGTAATAGTTTACTTAATTTAGCAGAACCAACAGAGATAGAAAAAAGAGAAAACGCAGTTACAGATGCGGAAACTAATTTAACTAACGCAGAAACTAATTTTAAAAATAATCCGTCAACAGAGTTAAACAATATTGTTAAAGTTAGAAAAAAAGAATTAAATGAAGCTAAAACTAATTTAAGTAATTATTTAAAAGAAAAGGCAACTAAAATAAGTGCAGAAGCTTTTTACACTAAATTTAAAAATAAAACTAAGGTTAAAAAAACCTTTACAGTTACATCAAAAGGTATAATATAGTAATATGGGAAAAGAATATTTTGATAGATATCAGAGTTTTAAATTTGATGGTAATTATATACCTTTACCATTTATAAAAATACCACCTAAAGACAGTGATAAAACTGTAGTTTATAATTCATCCAGAAGTAGATTAGATAAATTAAGTCAAATTTATTATGATAACCCATATCATGGTTGGTTAATATTATTGGCAAACCCACAATATGGGGGTGTTGAAGAAAATATTCCTGATAGAGAAATAATTAGGATACCTTTTCCTTTTAGAGATAGTATACAACAATATATTGATGAAGTGGAAAAATATAAAAAGTTATACATCCAAAAGTAAAGTTTTATGGCGACTAATAATGTAAGAGAAGTTGGTTCTAACAAAGGTAGAGTTTTTGTTGTAGATCCTAACCCACCGGGATTAGATGTTATACCGCCTGAAGATATGTTTATATATGTTAAATTTTCTGCATATCCTAGAAGTAGAACAACATATGGTGGTAATACATTAGAGGGGGATCCAATTGTATTTGATAGCGGTATAGAAGGTGAAGTGCATTTTATTTCCACTAAAATAAGTTATAAAGATGGTAAATTAGATCCTCAATTACAAAAAACATATGCCACAACAGATTGGACAAATATTGGTGGTTTTAAAAATGAAGATACTAGAAGTGAAGGTGTATTAGAAGGGTTTGGGATAAAAAGTATTGACATTAAATATAATGCTAGTTTAGTGCCTGTTGTTGATATTACATTTACAGATGTTAGAGGTGCAGGATTATTTGATGTTATAAAAGATAACGATAGAAAATCACCATATAGTATATTTTTTAAAATGCCTTATCCTGTATTTAGATTATCGGTTAAAGGGTATTTCGGACAAAAAGTTGACTATTGTTTACATATGGTTAATTGGACATCTAATTTTGATGGTTCTACAGGTAACTTTGATATAACCGCAAACTTTTTAGGTTTCCAACAAGCGTTTTTGAACGATATGGTAATTGGAAACATTATTGGGGCAGTAAACACACAAAAAGGTTTTAATAATTTAAATAGAATATATGATGAAAGTGAATCAGATATAGGTACTTTACCTGATGGTAGAAATATTAGAAAACTAGACGAATTTTTCACTAAAATAAGTAGAATACAAGTAGATTCAGAAATTATAAAATCTGAATTAAGTAGTTTTGAATATTTAAAAGATTTAAATGGTAAATTAAGTATTTTAAAAAGTATAAGGACTTTTATTGGGACTCAAATAGGTAAACAACCTATATCAAATAGTAACGGAACAACAAACAATGGTGTGTCTGATAGTACACCATATATAGAATTAGAAAATAACAATACTAGAATTTTTACATCTCCTATAAAAGATAATAACTTACAAAATAACAGAAATTATTTATCGGTAAGAGATTATATCATTTTTAATTCAATTAACAGAACATCTTTTAAAAGTTATATTGAGACACTTAATGATATAATAAAAAAATATGTAGAGTTTTTAGATGATGCTGACAGAAAAGAGTTTAAACCTGAAAATAGTTTAAAAGGGTTAAGTGATAAAGTAAAATTAAAAATCAAAAAAATCCCATCCGATGAAAACAAAATAACGTCTAAAGATAGAGAATTAATAGATTCATTTCCTTTATCTTCACCTAATGAATCAGAAAGTTGGGAAAGATATATATCAACAAAAAATATTAAAACTAATAAACCAGAAAAAATTAAATTAGAAACAATTGTTAATGGATTTACAAATGAAAATAGTATCTTTTATTTAAAAAAAGATTGGGATACCACATCGGAGAAAAATAGTAATTTCCAAATATCTTTATTATCTAATACTGATTTTTATAAAACATTAAAAAAAGAAACGACAGTTTTAGTAGCGGATTTTAGAAAACAAAGAGAATTAGTAGAGGGAAGAATAATAGAATTAGAAACTATCATAAAAGAACAAAGAGAAAATGTGCAACTGGAAATAAATGATAGATTGTTAAAAAACTTTAGGGATTTATTCGGGTTTAACCCTACTATTGATAACTGTTTTGAGATTTTAACCAATAATACTCAAGCAATGGTAGAAACGGTTTATGATATTAGTGCCGAAGCAGAACAAAAAAGTAAATCAGAAAATAGAACTAAGATTTTAAGTTCTTTTGAAACTGATGTTCCAACAGGTATTAATTCAGTTGCTTGGCCAACTGTCTACCAAAGAAAAGGTGATGGTAGTTTAGAAGAAATTTACATAGGTGAAATAGGTAGTATAAATTCTGTAGATTTTCCTGAATGGAAATTTACTGAAGAGGTTTTTGAAATATTAGTTGCAAAAGAAAAAGAATTAGATGAAATAAGTAAAGCTTCTGTCCTTAAAAATGGTTTGGATACTGATAATTGGTTTCCGATTAATCCTATAGACTATGAGATTAATCCTTGGATAAAATTAAATGTACTTAACGATAAAAAAGAAATACTAGAAGAGTTGGCTAAGCAAATATTTTTTAGAATTGCGCTATTAGTAAATTATTCTATGTTTGATGTTAATACAGGATTATCTCAGATTGATAAGTATGTTAATTTTGAATCTATTGCTGCAAATAAAACTATTTTTTCTAAAAATGTTAGGGGTGTTATCAGTAATATATTAAAAGAAATAAAAGATAAAAAAATATCACTAAAAGATACTGATTTTTTTAAAAATAATATTGATGATGAAGGAGCCATTTTTTACCTTAAAGAAGATAATAATATTTTACCTGAGTATAATAACTTTGTTTTAAGTGGTAAGTATTCAGATAAAGCAACTTATATTCTTTTTGATGACACAAAAATTATAAATAACACAAAAAAGTTATTTAAAGAAATAAAAGAAGAAAAAGACTACACTACTTTAACTGACCCAAATGCTGGTGGTAAAATTAATAAATTAGAAAAAGGTGATGTACTTTTCTATCAAAATAAATATAGTACTGCAAATAATTTTAATACTAATAATATTTTTAACGTATGGTTACCTTCAGTTAATAAAAACTTATTCATAAGTAGTAGTAATCAGATAAAAGATAATTTAAATGATACTAAATTAATAGACTTTAACCCTAGTGGTGATACGTATGGTAGTGAATATTTAAATATTACTAATTTTAATTTAAATATTAGTACGACATGTAATTTTGAGGATATAATGACACAAAGTGAATTGTACTCAAACCAACCTAGTAATTATGCTAGGGCACTATTATTATTATCTACATTCCCATTCCGAACATTTAAAGATGGTTTTTTAAATTCTATATTCCCTAATAATACTTTTAGTGGGGCTAGAGTGGTTAAATTACCTTCTCTATATGTTTATTTTATAGGTGGTTTATTATGGAGATATGAAAATGGACTAAATGGTTTACCACATATAGACTTTACCATTTTTAAAAATAGTGGTAGTACTTGCCCTTATACGGATATAGTAAACAGTCCATATGATAGATATTTAAATTTAGGTGTATTTAAAAAAGAATATACTTCCGAACAACCACTAGAAGATTCATTAAAGGCTTTACCTACATCAGTGAAAAAAACACTTATAGATAAGTTCAAAAATTGGGTAGATACTAAGAATAGATTTAATGATAATTTAAATGGTGATTTTGAGTTAAATATTACATATTACGTAAATGATGGATCACCTAACGGATTTTCAAGTACAATTACTGATGATCAGAAAACAAAGGGTGAGTCATATATATTTAACGAATTAAAACAAACTACAGATTTAATAATTTTAAATCCAAGTATATTTAACCCAAATAAAATTGTGGAAAGACTTTCAGTCGAATCAAATGAGGTTGAATCTTATATATCCGCATTTTCTTTAAAGTTTGATGAAATAGAAAATAATAATACTAATGGTAGTGATACTAATACTGAAGAGGAAAAACAAAGTAATAATAAAAGTACCCTAACTATTAAATTAGGAATATATAATTATTTTAAAAATATTAAAAATAAATGGGTTGGTTCAGAAAAAAAATCTTTTAACATTTGTGGTGGTTCAGATACAAAAGATTTATTTGATTATTTTAGATTTGTCGATAGGGGTTGGGCAGATATTGGTGATAAGGCAACATTTAACTTAAAAAGTTTTTTAACCTTAGGTAGTAATTTAAATACTTCAGTATATTTCTTTATGTCTAAATTATTAAGGGATAGTAATTTCCTTTTTCAGATATTACCGACATATATAAATTACACAGACAGAGAAGAAGTGGCTAAAATATTTCAACCACAAACTAATCTTAAAAATAATGAATCATCTGGACCAATATTTTGTTGTATATATATTGGTGGTGCATCAGAAGTATTAGACATTGAAGAAAGAAATAATTACTATTTTAAAAACGATGGTTTTACTTTTGATGAAAATGGTAATGAAATACCTGCAGATATGCAAGGAAATGAAAAAAATTCTTTAGTTGCATTTAGAGTTTCATTCGGTGCACAAAACCAAACTATATTTAAAAATGTATCGTTAAATCAACAAGAACACAAAGAAACTGGTGAATATTTTAGGGCTTTATCAGATTTAGTAGATAAAAGAGGTGGAACGCAAAAAACATATGTAGGGACAGATTTATTGAGATTATTCAAAACCAGATCTTATACTTGTAAGGTAGACGCTTTAGGTTGTATGAATATACAACCATTAATGTATTTTGATTTACAGAATGTACCATTTTTTAACGGGGCATATTTGATAACCAGTGTTAATCATAATATATCACCAAATCACATGACAACAAATTTTCAGGGAGTCAGACAATCTAAATTTATTTCCCCACCCACTGAAGAAATTACTGCAGATTTAGATATTGATTTAAATGAAAGTTCAGAGACACCAAAAATAGTATTTACTAATTTAGATATTAGCAACTCACTTTACAATATTGGTGTTAGAAACGAAATAGAACCTGACGATACATTTAATTTTGATATTAATTTTACTGGTCGTAAACTTAAAACTTTAGGTGTTATTAGAAACAATGATGCTGAACTAGATCAATTAGCAGTTTCACTAACAGAAATATTTAAAGAAAATGAATTGTTAACAAATTCTCAAGTGACTATGGCATTTACTGCAATGTTAGCCAACTCAAATAATTTAAATTCTAAAGAAAAAGAAGTAGAAAAAGGTGTAGAAATCAGAGATGAAAATAATAATATTTTATATTACACTACAGATATTTCATCAATAAATGATAGAATTATAGATAAATATAAGGATAGTTATTTATCATCAATACCTTTGGAGTCTCCAGTAGATAATTCAAAAACTGCATATACATTAAAAGGTAATTCATCATTAGATGAATCCCCCCAAAATGAACAGATTAATAAAAGTAAAGAAATTATACTGAATAAAATTAATAATTTAGATAATACTGATCCAAATTATGATAAAGATAAAAAATTATTAGAGAATCAATTAAAGGAAGTTGAAAAAAGAGAAGATGAACTAATTAATCTTCCTTATTATAATATATTTAAAGGTGATGCGTATAGATTTAGACCTAGAGGTTATTTATATCTTATAGGTAGAAAAAATTATTACGACTTAAATATTCCTTTTGGTGACACTGTATCAAACGATTTAATTATTAATACTGATGAAGCAAACTTAACTGAAAGTCGTACTATAAAAACATCACTATTAGTTTGGAAAAATTTAAAAGATAGTAACAATAAAACTGCGTATAGTTATTCATCTATTAAGAATGATGGGTCTTCTGCCACTTTTAAAAAATGTTTAGATATAGTATATCAAGGATTTGGACCTTCTGATGATGTTTCATATGGTACGTTTGAAAATGTTTTAACTACTTTTTTCGGAAAAGATAATGAACCATTAATAGATTTTGATAACCCAAGAGGTGGATTATAATTTGTTTTTTAAAAAAAAATTATTATATTTGTAATATGTATGTTGGAAATATAGTAACAAGTTCTAATTTGGAGTTAGAAAACTTTAAGATTTGTCGTAAGTTAGATACCATTGACGATAGGTTACCTACGTTAATTATAGGTTGGGAAAAAACAAAAGAACTTGTTGAAGATGGGGTATCTATTTTACACAAACAAATTAATTCTAAATTATTTTGGACTTTCACCACAAAAGAAAGAAAATCAGAATATGAATCAGATTTAGATTCATTTATTTCTTTTTGTTATAATTCTTTTGGGGAAAACATCCCATATGTTTATTTGGACTTGTTATATGGTAAAAAAATGGTAAACTTTAGAATTATAAGAAAAATATTGAGTTTAAAAAACCCAACTACTTATATAACACCGAATAATATGATTTACATATATGGTGAAAACTTAATATTTGGTATAGATTTAAATGTTTTATCATTAATTGAAGGTAAAAAAGAAAAAGTTATTAAAACCATAAAAAATTTAACAGATAACACTTTGATAGATTCTGAGATATTTAATAAATGTAAGGATTTTATTTATAAAATAAAAAACAAAAACAGATATATTCCTTACATTTATACTTATGGAATCGAACAATAAAATTATAACGCTAGCGTCTTTTGTATATTTGGATAAAATAGATAGTTTTAAGAAATATCTATACAACAGATTTAAAATATTAGATAAAAATATTTTCCAATATACTTTTAACGAAGAAGACAAAAAGATTTTAACCTTTATGGTTAGGTTAAATCAAGGACAAAGAGTTGATACAAGTTCATTTTACCCATCTACGATTATTGTACATAAAAAAGGAGAATGTTTCTATACGATCAATGCACTTAATCAATTAATTGAAATTATAAGTGATACAGATAGTGGGAACATAAATCATCAAGATGTAAAAATAGATTGGGATAATTATCAAAATAAAATGTTAATTATTAAAAATGAAGAATTAAAAATATTGACAATTAATAGAGATTTTTCCTAATTTCTTAATATTTATAAATAAAAAGTATTATGGAAACTAAAAAAAATACTAAAGAAAAAGAAACTTTGGGAAATAAATTAGATAATTTTCTTAACGACACCAATACACAAAAGGAGTGTGAAGGTGAAGAGTGTATGATTAATGATGGAAAAGAAATCGTTGAGAGAGTGAACAAAGTTTATAAGACTAATGATGGTAGACAACTATTAATGTAATATGAGTAAGAAAAATTTATTATCCGAAGATTTAAAAAGATATAGACAGTTATTGGAATATACTTTCTATGTACCAGAAGAAGAAAAAGATGAAGATAATCTTTTATTTGATGGTATGTATATAACAGAACAAGATCCTGCGGGTGATGACGAAGGTGGTGAAGATGATCCATTTTTTGACGTTGGAGGAGAAGAAGGTGGTGAAGAAACACCTGAAGAGGGAGTTGAAACCGATGAAACTGAAGACGCAGACCCATTTGGTGACGTTGAAGGTGAAACAGAGTTAGGTGCAGATACTGAGGTTGAAACCGATCCTTTCGGTGATACTGAGTTAGAAGATGAATTTGCAACTGAAGAACCATTAGGTGGAGAAGATACCGTAGAAGTAGATGTAACAGATATTGTTGATAAAACTGAAGAAACAAAAACTTCTGTTGATGGTGTAAGTACTAAGATGGATGATTTATTATCTAAATTATCTGAATTAGAGTCACAAGTTTCAGGAATGGATAACGTTATCAATAAAATCGATGACTTAGAAAAAGAAATCGAAAGACGAAATCCAACACCTGTGGAGAGGTTAGAAATGAGATCGATGGATTCATTCCCTTATAGTGTTAAATTAACTGATTATTGGAAAGATAAAGAAGGTTATGATGAAACAGAGGAGGAAGAAGAATTCACATTAACACAAAGTGATGTTGATAATTTTGATGAAAAAGAAATAAGAGCGTCCTTTGGTTCAGAAAAAGAAGAATAAAAATAATTTATTATAAAATATTTAATTAAAACCTCACATAAGTGGGGTTTTTCTTTTTATCACCTATTGACTTTTTGGGAAATTATACGTAATATTGTTTATTATTAATTAAAAAAATATACAATGAGTAACAGTTTAGATGCTATTTTGGCTCAGTATGAAAAAAACACTGAACCAACTAAAAGTGGAAACAAATTGTCTAATGAAGACAGACTTAAAAAGTATTTCACAGAAAAATTACCTAAAGGGGTAAAAACACAAACAAAAACTTTCAGAATCTTACCTACTAAAGATGGTAAGTCTCCATTTACTGAAGTTTACTATCACGAAAAAAATGTAAACGGAAAATGGGAAAAAATCTATTGTAACCATTTAAATGATGGTGAACATTGTCCATTATGTGAAGCAAAAGACGCTTTATATGAAGATGGTTCTGAGAAAGCGAAAGCTTTGGCGAAAGAATTCATCCCTAGAAAATTCTATGTAGTTAAAGGAATTGATAGAGAGAATGAGGATCACGGAGTTAAGTTTTGGAGATTTAAACACAAAAAGACAGGAGATGGTGTAATGGATAAACTAATCCCTGTGTTTAAACTTAAAGGTGATATCACTGATCCTAGAGAGGGTAGGGATATCATTATTACTTCAGGTAGGAATGATAAAGGTCATAGTGTAGTTAATTCTATTATGGCGGATGATGTAACTATTCTTACTGAGAATAAAGAATATGCAAACGAATGGTTTAATAATGAAGAAACCTATAAGGATGTATATGCTAAGAAATCTAATGAATATTTAGAAATTGTGGCAACTAATAAAACTCCTATTTGGGATTCTGAACAAAAGAAGTTTGTTGCGGAAGAAGATAAAGAAGAAAAGGAAACTGCTTCATTGTCAGAAGAAATCAATATGATGAGAACTGAAACTACAAAATCTTTTGAGTCTGATTATAACAATGATGATGAAGATATTGATAATGATGTTGAGGTATCATCCTTAGATGATGACGATGAATTACCATTCTAATTGATAATATGGCGAAACAACCACTAAAGAAAAAAGCATCTGATTTTTCGTCTATAAGAAAGAAGTTTTCCTCTAGTGATAAGTACAAAGAACAAAAGTACTTTGATCTAGGGGAAGCCTTTCAGAAGGCGACAGGAATACCAGGTCCTGCTATGGGTCAGATTAATATGCTTTTAGGACACTCAGATACTGGAAAAACAACCGCATTAATCAAAACTGCGGTTGATGCACAAAGAAAAGGTATCTTACCTGTTTTTATCATTACAGAGCAAAAATTTAGTTTTGAACACGCTAAACAAATGGGTTTAGAAACTAACTACGTTGAAGAGGTTGATGAAGAAACAGGTGAGGTTATCGGTTATTGGGATGGATTTTTATTATATAAGTTAGGGTTTGATTATATTGAACAAGCATTTGACTATGTAACAGAAGTTCTAAACGCCCAAAAAAATGGTGAAATACCACACGATATTGTTTTTTGTTGGGATTCTATTGGGACTATTCCTTGTGAAATGTCATATAATGGAAAAGGAGGAAACCAACATACTGCTAGAATCATATCAGAAAAATGGGGTATGGGTATGGCACAGAGAATAACGTCTTCTCGTAAAGTAACATCAGACTATACCAATACTATGGTATTTGTAAACCAACCTTGGGTAGAGTTGCCTGATAACCCATTTGGACAACCTAGAATACAACCAAAGGGGGGTCAGTCAATTTACTTATCTTGTGCGTTAGTATTCTTATTCGGAAACCAAAAAAGTTCAGGAGTATCAAAACTAAATGCTACCAATAAGGGTAGAAAAGTTAATTTTGCGATTAGAACTAAAGTAGGTATCCATAAAAACCATATGAATGGTTTGGGTTATGCGGATTGTAGAATTCTCGCAACTACACATGGGTTTGTTGAAGACGATAAGAAAGCAATTGATCAATATAAAAGTGATTATAAAGATTATTGGGCAGAAGTTTTCGACTCAGTAGCTGATGATGTTATGTCTTTTGATATTGTAGAAGGAGACGCAATTGAAACACCCGTTGATTATTCAGATAATTGATTGTTTAACGTTTAATCAATGATGAGTGAGAATTCCAAGTAAGAAAAAAAGAATCCAAAGAACATTATTAGTTGACGGAGACTCGTTGTTAAAAACCGCCTATCATGGGGCTAAAAATCTTTACTATAAAGAAACCCATATAGGTGGTATTTTTCAATTCTTAACTATGGTTCGTAAAATGTTGAATGAATATAAATTCGACAGAGTATATGTATTTTGGGACGGACAATTTAGTGGTAGACTAAGATACGATATTTACAAAGACTATAAGTCTAATAGAGACAAAGATTTCTATAACGAACAACCACCATCAGAAATAGATTTATATTTACAGAAAGAAAGATTGTATTCTTATCTTGAAGAGTTATTTATAAGACAATACAGAGATGATATTGTTGAGGCGGATGATTCTATAGGTTATTATGTAAATAATATCTCTGAGGACGAAAGAGTGGTTATTATGACAAGAGATAGAGATCTTTGCCAACTAATCAATGAAAAAGTTTCAGTTTATGATTTAAATCTTAAAAAGATAGTTACAGAAGAAAACTATTTAGTAGATTTCGATCACCACCCATCAAATTTAAAACTTATAAAAATGATAACTGGAGATGTTAGTGATAACATTAAAGGTATTGTTGGTGTAAGTGAAAAAACATTGGTTAAATTTTTTCCTGAAATAATGGAAAAAACTTTGACTTTGGAATATATTTTTAGTAAAATTGAAGAAATACAAAAAGAAAGGAAAACAAGATTG